GCGATCTCCTCGTCCGTCGCCAAGCCAGCGTTTCTCAGGTTTCGGGAGTAGAATTCTATCCGATCCCTGATCTGCCGTTTCGTCTTGTGGGCCACGGACGTATCACTCGACCACTCTCGCCCTTCGTCGCCCCATAACTTCAGCGGCGACGGCCCTGGAAACGCGCACACGGTTGCCCGTGTCCAAAAACTCGATCAGAACCGTACCCTTCTCGACCCTGATAGGCTCATCGTGTGGCGGCTCCACGGGCGACTGGTCATCCGACCCAACAACTTCGTCATCGGATGTATCGACGGACTCGGAAAACGACTCGTCCTCATCCGCACCCCAGTCAAAAAGGCGCGAGTCTCTTTTCCAGTTCATGTCAGCCCTACTCGATCAGAACGTGATACGCGCCCGTCGAACGAAGCTGGAACGGAACCTCTGCCGCAGTACCGGTCGTCAGTGTGATCGACTGGTTAGCCGCCGCGACCTTGGCCGCGTAGAAGCGCACCTGCACCGTGCTGGCGTCTTCTCGCAGACCCTCGAACAGCCACGGCTTCTCGCCCAAGCTGGCAAAGACGTTCGGGTTCAACACAGCACCGTTCGGGCTGCTGCTGAAGTAATTTGAACTCTCCTCGTCAACACCAACGGACTGCAACAGGTTTTCCGGGTTGAAGTTCAGGCACGACCACGACAACTGCTGTTCCACGGAACCCGACAGATACAGATACACACCCTTCTGCGTACCCGCGACCAGCGGTGTCTCGTCCTGTGAAATGTCGATGGTCACACCCGCTTCGGTCGTCGCACCCAAGTCGGTGAGCGTCAGCAAAGTGACCGCCACGCCGCTCGCGTGCGCATTCGCCAAAGGTAGCTTCGACGTAATGGTGTTGCCCGTAACTGAAGATGCCTCGATCACATCGCACGTATTACCGTTGGCCCCGACACGGATGACATCACCAACGGAAAAACCAGAATCGCTGGTCACCCCAACGGCGGTATCACCGACCGATAGTGCGCCAGATGTGGTCGTAGCCGTAGCATCATCCGCATAAAAACCTACGGTGCGTAGATCGTGAAAGACCTCTTGGTTGGAATTCAATCGTGCCATTTCAGGTTACCCCTGATTATCATTCATCCCTACACAGCAACAAGAAACGTGAAATCCTGCCCCAGACTGATCATGCCATCCTTGTCTGGGAAGTTGTCTCGTACGTCCCCTATGAACACCGCCGCATCCACGCTCGGCGTTTGCGCCAATAGGTTGCTGGCCGTAAAGAGTGCCTCGGCTCGCGCCAGTAGCGTAGTTAAATCGCCAATCGTCGTATTGTCTTCCTGGTTCGTCCAAGCATCGAGTTGCACTGTGACCTCTCGGCGCTGATCGGTTCCGCCAGGGACTCGACCCACCACAATGAAGTAAGTCGTAACAGGTTTCAGTGCCGCATGCAGATCGCCACGGTACTTCAAATTTTCACTGGTACGCCCCGTGATAGCCCGTACCTGCGAATCCGCATTGTACAGACTGACCAGAGCGCGGCGAAGGTTATATATCGACATCGGTCCATACTACCGCAGTGTTTTCGTCATGTAGGTGCCACCGGTCTTTGACTTGGCACGTATTTTACTGATCGCCTTTTTCATCTCGCGGTTGTAGCCCTTCACGGTTAACCTGCCGAACTCGACTCGTAACTTTTGGAACGCAGGCCGCAAAAACGGTCGGGCTTCAATGACGTGCCCGATCACGGTACCGTATTCCAAAGCACGAATTTTCTTGATGTTATCATCGACCCAGACACGGGCCTCTGATCCGTTTCGCCGCCTTTTTACCGAGTACGTAATGCTGTTGTATAGGGTGTTGGAGAAACGGACAGGCGGCTCCCCTGGCGCCGATGCCTTGTGCCGACCCTTGGCTACGCGACCATCTTCTGACAACGGTTTGTTTCTAAGCTCAACAGCGTAGGGTTGGCTACCACGACGTTTGACCATCCGCCATGGATGCGTGTATGTCGCGCCACCGCCAGCCCTTCTCTTAAGCATGTCGCCCAAGAGTTCGGCGCCGCGCTCCGCTACATCGGCGCACGGTGCGGGCGACAGCAAGGCTTTCTTGTACTCCACCTTGAGCGCATTACCAAAAGCAACAAGCTGGCGCGTATCAACATCGAAGCCGACCCTAGCCACTGATCACCACATCCGTATCGCGCAACACCACATTCTTCATGCGACCCCAAGACTTGATCACATTGTCAACACCCAAGGTCACACCCTCGCTCTCACCGGTCTTGACCTTCAACACGTCGCCAATCGCTATGTCGTGGGTCTCCTCGGTCAACGCTCGCCACTTCGCCACGGTATCAACACCAAACAGCTTCTCAGCTTGTCCACCAGTCAGGTGCTGCAACACTACAGCTATGTTCTTGGCGACCCGCGTCCACGACTTGGTGGTTCCACCAGCTTCGTCACCTATTTCTGTGGGGCGGTATATGTCCACCTTCGTCGTGTTATGCGGGCCGAAGTATCTCAGCATGGCTCAGAACCATGCCGCTACCGTGGGGCGCCGATACATGGCCAAGATGTTCTTCACACCCGGCAAGTCATCGAGTTCGCGCCCGGTCCAATTCAACATGCCCGAAAGGAGTTCGTTGCGAACCGCCTCTCGGCCACGACTGCGAAAGTAATAGGCTACCGTAGACAGTAGCGCGGTTTTCATTTGACTCGACACCGTATCCTTTGTCCAACCCGCCTTGTAGCTGAACAGGCAATACTTCCGCTTGCGCGGGAACGTGTAGCCGTCAGTACGGGACACGAGCCCGTAATCGTACCAGACGACCACATCGGGGTCCGTTGGATCGAGCGTTTCGGAAGGGTTGGTTGAGTCGCGCCCGATCTTAATAGATGTCAATGTTGTGATCGGCGCGTTGGGCAAAATGATGCTATCTGTCCCCGTGCCATCATACGCTTGATCGGTATAGGTGACGTTGCTGAACTTGTAACCGGACAACGTCTTTTCGATCTGATCTTCGACCGAAGCCGCCAAACGCAATAGCGTTGGCTTATCGCTGTCGGATTGTTGTAGCTCCAACCACTCCGACACTTCCTGCCACGTCAGAATGCGCGGATCAGCCATCCTGCTTTAACCTTCCAATTCGCACGTTGTATTCATTACGCGAGACCATCTTCGAGTTGAAGGTCGTATGCCCTGTCTTCTCGAAGTGATTGAATACGGCATCGGCTGGCATGATCGTTTCACACTCCTCGCAGAACGCGACTTCGACCAAGTCCAGACCGCCACGCATCATACGATCCCGCGTAGGCTTGCGTGGGGCACGTCGCCCCGCACCCCCTGACATCACTTCAACCACCCATAGCAAATGGTACGGCCTGCTATCGGGGTAACGCGCCCACGCATAGTCATACTAGACCTGGGCCACGGGCACCTGTGACGGCTCCATGCCAACGGCCAGCACGAGATATGTCACATCTGCCGTGCCGGTCTCGGTGCTCGCATACCTGTAGTACCGCTTCGGCCCCTTAGCATCATCGAAGTCAACGCGATACAAACCGGCAGTTGTGGTCATGTCCCACTGAGCGAATGTCGCAACCGTTTCGTAGGTCGTACCGTCATTCGACCCCTCGATGACCACGTCCAGCGAATCGCCAGTTGCGCAGGCGTTGGCGGTGATGTACGCCACGAACACCATGCTCTGGTACAGAGCCGCACCAAGATCAACGGCAGTACCTGTCGTACTCGCCGTTTCTTGCCCGTAGGTCTTCAAGAGACTCACGCCCGTGATCTGTAGTGCATCTCGGATAGGCTTAGACATTGTATTCCATCCTGATGTTTTCGATTAGTCCTGCGTGTCCATTTTCGCTTGTATCTCTAAAGCCAATGCGGCGTGCTGGCCGGTGGGCCAACGCCTCAGATATTCTTCCGGCGAATACTTGGGCTGCCACTTGGCTACTAACACATCAAGGTCGGAGTCCTGAAGTTCTTGCTGGGCTTCCGCCACCTTGGCGGCTTCCGCCTCGGCTTTCGCTTCGGCCTCTACCTTCTCTTGGAGTTCAACCCTGTGCACCAATTCGACCCATCCACGGGCGACCAGTTTTGCCGCACGCTCGGGCTTGATGAAATACCTCTCGCCCCGGTACCGCCGTTGACGCTCGACATGTGGTCTTAGTGCTATGACCTCTACGTTAGGCATCGTTTCCCCCTGGTGGGGTGGGGTTGTGCAACAACCCCACCCCTTGTGTCACCGATCTACTACTCGACCACGTCCGTCAGGCGCACGAAGGCCGCCGCATCCCCGACCTTGCCATCGTAGCGTTCCCTGAACTTGAGGTTTGTGATGTCTTTCTCCCAGTCGGTGCCGGAAGAATTGCTCTCCATGGTCATCCCACCACGGATACCCAACCAGTAGCCCTGGCGGAACGAACCGAAGATGATCTCCGATTCATCGAGGCCAGAACCAAGGTTGGTCGGGATGTACGGATTCTCGAAGACCGGTCGGCCAAGAATGGTCGGCTGCGGGCCATAGGCGATTCCACCACCCTCGGTCCACAGGTACCGGTTCTCCGCATCCTTCAACTTCCTGACAGCCTTGGCGATGCTGTCGTGCATCATCCAAATGCCCGTCCGCCGATAGGCCGTCTTGATTGAATAGAAAGCCTCGATCAGGTCATCACCGTCGAGAGCCGTGGCGGCCTGTCCCTGCGTGGCCACATCGGCCTCTGTGCGAATGCCCTGCGGCTCGTCTGTGCCCAAGCCGTTGGTCAGAAGGTCCGTCCGCTTGTCGGCCTGCTGCTCGGCCACGAGTTCCGCCAAGAAGTTGAACAGCGGAATGCTCGAACCCATGATCATCTCGTAAGTCACCGGGATGATCTCACCCACCTTGCGGGCGATCAGGTCAACGTGCCCCAACACCGGCTGGGTCTTGCTGTACTGCTGACCCTCTTGGACCACACCGGGCTGACTGGGCTTGGTCGTCACACGCGGGACACGCACCACATCCTGCTCCATCGGAAGCGTTCGGACGAGCGCCGGGTCCGCAAACGGTGTGAAGTTTGGTAGTTCGACAATCACCTGTGCCAAGAACCCATCTGGCACAAGCACACCACCGGATGTGTGCTCATCCGATTGCACCAATGTCGCACGGTAGCCGTCCAGTTTCTCCCATGCCTTGGTGCACCCACGGGTGTCACCCTGCAACAGCCTGCGGAAACCCTCTAGCGTATACTTCGCATACTCGGGGGTAATGACAGGCCGATTGCCCTGATAACCGGGACCACGCGGTGGCGGGGCGGTCGGTAGTTCGTTGCCATCCGCGTTTCTTGCACCCTTGTCGGAAAGGGTCGGGTTGGTCTTGGGCGTGGTGGCCTTGCGCATATGCTGCTCAAACCGCTCGCCCACATCGGCCAACTTCGCGTCGATCAATGCCGACAGCTTGTCAGAATCGACGTTAACGTGAATCGTGCGATCCTCTTTACTCATTTCGCTTATCCCATCTCTTTTTAGCCGGTCCCTATTTACACAACGCTGGTTACTTTGACGCTACCATGGTCTGGATTTTGGCATTGATCGCTTCTGTGATCGCCTCGGCCAGCAGTTCTTCGGCATCCACATCTTCTGCGTCAACACCATCCGGTATCGTCAGTACAAGTTTGACTAGGTTTTCCCCTTCATCGGCACCGCCCGCGTCGTCGCCCTCGGCGGCGCCAGCAGCGGCTTCGTCGGCGGCTTCATCTGCCGTGGCGACCACTGTTTGTTCTTCGTCCGTCCCGTCTTCGACCTCTTCTGTTTCTTCGTCCGTCGCCTCCGATTCGTCGGCAGCTTCGGCTTTAATGGTTTCGATTTCTGCTTCTTCCTCTGTATCTACATCATCGGACACGTCGGGTTCGGTCGTATCCGCATCTTCCGTCTCGCCACCTTCCGCTTCCAGTTCTTCATCGGCTTCACGGATCGCCAGTAGCGACTCCAACTCGGCACGCAAAACAGAGCCGGGAAGCGTCAATCGCTGTTGGTTGGGATCGTAGACCCACTCGTTGGCTTCAATCTCGTACTCGATTTGCCCGTCATCGCCCCGAACTGCGATTCGGAACGTGGGTGTAGTATCGAATCGGAATGCGTTATTCGTCGTGGTGCTATCGCTGGTGGTATAATCGTTGCCCATGATCGTTATGGTATTTGACCCGGAACTGGTCGTGTAGCGTAGTACATCGCCCGCATGCTCTTTCTTCAGCACGCCGACGACGGCCTTTATGCGGCATGTGTCGGCAGAGGCCGCCACGTCGTTTGGTAGAATGCAGATCGTGGCGAACGTCTGGCCGTTGTCCATGCCGCCCTCCGCGAAGTCGCCCGGATTACGCTGGCGAAACCGCCAAGAACTGTCGGTTTCGTCAACGCCAGTCTTGAAATCGTGGTCGGACAGCCATTTGCGGCAATCTTCCAAGCTGTCCCATTTGTTCTTCGGGAAAACCAGGGTCTGAACCGTCGTGGCACGAGTGGCCGCGCACCCTGGACAAGCGATCCTGACATCATCATCGCCGGGCGGCTGAACCCATTCGACCTTGGCGGGTTCGATGTCGATTCCGCAGTAGTCACAGTGGTAGCCCACCTGTGCAATACGCTTCGCCGTCTCCCAAGCGCGAGTCAGCGGCGTTACATCGAGAATGCCTTTCTTGTGGGCGCTTCGCAGGGCCTTGTCCACGGTATTGGCATAAGGGTCGGCGGGGACGGGGACGGCGCTGGTCTCCAAGAGTTCCGCACGAGTGGCGACCCAGTAGACATCAATCCCCTGTTCACTGGCCATAGCACGTTCGTCTTCGTTGGGCTCGCGCCACTCATGCACGTCGAACCCAACCGACCATGCCCGCATGCCCCCCACTTCATAGAGCCTTCGCAGCCGGTGGGCCAACTGGTCCCAATGATCATTGGTCAGGCCGTCCAACCACCTGACGTACTGGACAAGCGACCCATCGCTATGATCAACTACGGTCTGTACGGCATTGCCAACGGGCGGATGGCTATAGTCGTGGGCGAACATGATGACGGGGTTGCTGTCGTAGCGGCTTAGGTCGTTTTCCCAAGCACCCGCTTCGATGATTCCGCCGTCTCGCGCTATTTTGTTCGTCGAAGCCCTGATCTTCAGATCATAGGGCTTCCCGTTCGGCGCGATTTTCGCACCCTCGTTGTTGCGATCCGCGTCGTGCTCAACACGACAGAAGACCGCCGCACGTACTTTGTTATGACGAGGCCCCGGCATAAGCACTGGTCCTGTTGGGGCCGGGACGGAAAAAGGCCCGGCGTTTGCGACTGATCTCTCAGTTCACAGCGCACGGGCCAACGGTGGGCCAACTCTGCTGCTTCTACTGTAAGCTAGGTTATTGTTCTAGCTTGCGTCAATATTACATCATGTCGCCTTGGGTGCCATACGTGGCACAACAGCACAGCGACAATTACAAATCTCCTCGGCAGCGCCAGTGTAAGGATCACCCGGATACCGCAACTGCGCGTTCCCAACACGAAACGTCTCGGCAGCACGGACAACCTGACCATCGGCGGCCTGATGACTTTCCCTGACGCGCCCGTCCCGAGCGGACAACCACTCCTTGTACGGCATGCCCGCTTCCGTGATCAACGCCTGCGCACCTGCGTTCAACGCACCATTAGCTTCTGTACGGGCGATGGACTCGGCGCGGGCAGCCGACATCTCTATGTCCGTCGCACCCAGTATGCGGGCCTTGAGACCATCAACGGCCTCGCCGGACATCATCCAGTCACTGACCGCTCGACGTATGGCGTCTCGCGTGACACTGTTGATGTGGCGGATACGAATAGGCTTGGTCTCAAGGTACCAAGCAATCTCCTCGTTCAGTGCCGTTACCTTTTCCGGCACACCGTACATGTCGGCCAGCGTCTGCGCTTCAGCCACCGATAGCTGGCGACTAATTGCCAGTAATCCGGCCACCAAGCGATCATCGGCAGCTTCACCCAGTGCCGCTGCCAGTATTTTCTCGGCCATACCCTCATGCTGGCGGGCCGGTACAACATCATCGACCGCCGCCAGCAAGTCCTTACGCTGGCGGCGCCATTCTTTCGTCAGGAACTCTTGGTACATGGTCTCGCCGCGCATGCTCCGAGCGACGAACCGTGCCCACCATATACCACGATAGACTTCGCTGGCGAACAGATTATCATCGGGCCTTCGGTGACCCAATAGCAGGCCGCGTGGCGGCTCATCGCCAGTCGGCTCATCTATTACCGGTTGCTCGCTACCGGCCACACCGACAGTCGAGCCCGGTGGCTGGGGTACAGTTTGTGGTGCACCCAGCGCCACATCCAGTACATCCGTAGAAGCACCGACCGGCACCAAGATGTCCTGCATCTGAATCTTGATTCGGTCGCCCAGTTCCTCTGGGAAGGGCTCAAGATCGGCGTCATCGCGGGCCTCGTTCAGTGTACGGATGCCACCCTTGAACTCCTCAAGCCGCTTCTCTAGCTGGAATTGTCTGTCTTCTGGCACTGGGTCGGGGAACCCCAAATCGTACCATGAAGTGTTCTCATCCCACGATGACAACACTTCCGCTTGTATGGTTTCAACAATACGAAGCATTTCAGGACGAATGGTTTCTCGGTTGAATGTCGCATCCGCCGCTTCGCTGTTGGACCGGTTTACGTCAGCGACCAGCCCAAGCTTGGCCTTGGGAACACCGTAAATGGCGACCAGTTGGTCAAGGTTCCACTCAGCAAGGCCAAGGAACTGTATGTCGGTGTTGGTCAACTGAAGGGCTTTGGGGGTCAACCCGCTACCCAATATTGCGGGCAGGTGGGAACGTGAAGCGCCGCTGAATTCGGCACGCCACTCTTGCAGAATGAGTTTGGCTTGTTCCGGTGCTATGGGCTGGTCGGTGACGAGTACGTAATCGGGACGTGCGCTATTTTCAAAAAAGTTGCGGTGGTACTGGTTCATAAAGGACTGCGTGTCGTGGGCATACGCAGCCGACTTCAACATCGACCAACCAAAGATGTCATCGATGGGGGCAGGCATCTTGAAGTGCACAACATCTTCTCTGTTGAGCGATTCGACAGACCCATCCGCCTTGACGAACGCCCAGCCTTGTAGATAGCCGTCCTTATTGGTAACGGCATACATCGAATCGGGACGCAACACCCAAAACTCGGCTGGGTCGCCCGCGTTATCCCTGACGATCAACCAGAAGGCGTTCCCAGTCAGGCACAGGTGTATTTCCGTCCGTTCCTTCAATATGAAACCCGTCTTCTCGTGCATCGGGTTGGGCCGGTAGATAATGTCCAAGAAGGGGTGGGTTTCGATCTCCTCAATTTCCAAGTGGCCGCGTTCATAATTCGCCAAGTTAGCCCTGTTCAAGCCAATGACCTGACGTTCCAAACGACGACGTGCCCGTGTGCGCTCCGGCGTGACCCTACCGGCGATAGCCCGCCCGTTGCCATTCACCTCCGTCACCTTAAATAACTGGAAATCCAGTTCCGCTATTCGCTTGGCACGGGTATGGATCGCGGCATACGTGAAATGCTCGTATGCCCTCAACTGATCGGTTAGGTTGGATTCGCGGCTATATCCGTATGGGCTGGGAATGCTTCCGCCGAAGACAGATGGTATTTTAGGCGCCTGCCGAGCGGCCAGAAGCCGAAGCAATTTTGTGATCATGTATTCCACCCACTGGGCGCACGACGCGCCCCTCCACCACAACCCCTATACGTAATCTATGTCCGACTACCGCTACCTGCCAAATACCCAAACACCCTACCGGCGGCGAAGCCAGTATTCAAACCCCTTGGTCTTGGGCTTTCGGCGCTCGGCAAAAGATTCGATGACGTGCGTTTCCGTCAAAACTGAGGTCCACCACGATTGCGGCTTGACCGTCACGTGCACGTGTAGTCCGCCGACATTGCGATCAAAGGCGGCGATTTCGGCATACGTATACTTGGCTACGCGAGCGAACTCGCGCATCGTATCGCGGATCAGTATTTCGGGCACGTGTTCCAGTACATCGCAAGTAAAGATGACATCGAAACTATCATCTTCATACGGTAGGTCCCACGCGGGTGCCGCCTTGAAATACGGCATAACGGTGGGGCGTAGGTCTTCGTTGATACAGTCGGCAGCGATGTCGCACGCCTCGACGGCAAAGCCTTGGCCGAGAAGGTGGGCTACCGTGCGACCGCTGCCGCAGCCAACATCGAGTATGCTCTGACAACCACGCTCGCGGGCATCGGCCATAAAAACGTCAATGCCCCGCATGCCGGGGCTGATTCGTCGCTCCTGTGGCAAAAGCCAATACTTGTTGTATTTCTCGCGCTCGCTCCGCTTCAGGTCTTCAAGTTCCCTCTCCACCGTCATCCTCATCCGTTTTTGCCTCGTTGAGATAGCGTTGGCCAAGTCGTGCCAATGCCTCGCGGTCCAGTTGCTTATCCTCGGGTCGAAATCCTTGGAGAATAAAATCATTCAATATCTCATTTAGACCTTGGCGCGGTAACGATCCGCCAGATGATCCCTTAGTGGTATATTGCGGCTGTCGCATATCCAGATGCAAGTGCACGAACTGTTTGCGGTAGTGAGCTATCCGCTTCTGATCCAACTCGCGGCGCACCTGCTTGGGTACGTTCAACAAAACCAAGCGAGCGATACTGTGCACCTGTTTTCCGGTCAGTGCCCCTGCAATGATTTCATCAACTTCGTAAGGCGTCCTCCCAGTACAGTCCATCGGGCCGAGGTCGTAGACGGGTCGTGGGCTTTGTAGGGCGACGAAATAGTGCGTACTGGGATACTGGGTATCGAAGATTACCAGCCCTTTATCCTCCTTCGCTTCCGCCCAGATGTTGCTGCTCGTACGCTCGATGGCACCGGGATAGACTACGTGCGGCTTCAAAGATGTATACGTATGGTAGTCACCCAAGGCTACGTAGTCCCAGTCGCTCGGGTCGATCTCCTCGGCCCGAATCGTCTGCGCTCCATGTCGGACCTGTGGCTTATATTGGGTGGATGCGGCATGAATCAGCAGAATGTTGTATTTGGCCGATTTGTCCGGCTTTAGTTCGGGCCGCATCAGGACAGCATTGTGGCTCACGGCCAGTACGTGCCAATCGTCACCGTAGATACTGCGCGGCTCATTGTAGGCCACCTTGACCGATGCCCCGCCGTCGATCTGATTGAACAACTCCAAGATGTTGCCCGTATCCTTGCTGCGCGGCGATTCGTGGTTGCCCGCCACCATGATGATCGGGGCCTTCGTCTCCTCGTGCAGCCGCTTGAACATGCGGAATGCGTACGTCACGGTCGCGTTGGGTGGCCGGACGGTATGGAAGATGTCACCCGCAACTACCGTCAGGTCAGGCTTGGCATCGATCACCACTTGAATGGCTTCCTTGAACGCCCTGGCTACATCGGCCTCGCGCAGGTTAACACCGGACCCCACGGTCTTGTGGTAGGCCCGGTAACCCAAATGCAGGTCAGCTAGGTGCGCTACCTTCATCGATGAAGCCAATCCGGCGTAGGTTGATGATCGTGGGTGGTCGTGGATGAACAACCGGCGCGGGCCTCGACAGGCCGCGCATCCACTTGGTAAGACATTCGGTGAGACAGCGGCTGTGACGTTCTCGGGCAAAAACCACTGTGAAACCGCGACACGGGTCCCAGTCTACCGTTAGCTCGCCCTTCGTGAGCCACAGGCCGTTTTGGTGCTGCGTGACATGAATGGGGTCGTCCACATCGTACCGTATAAACCATGGGGCCGTCTTTATGAGTATCTGCCACCGCCACCAGAAAAAAGCCTGTAGCTCCCCAACCATGTAGCCTAACCACCAACCATGCTTAGTCGCCATTGCCGTGGTCTGTCTGTCTGCGGCGAGGCCAACACCGTCGCGGACCACACGACCGGCAACAACAGGAAAGACTATTGAATCAGTTTTAGCTACCGAGCACATCTGCGATTTGCTTCAGTGTCGCACCGGCAGAGTTGTTGGCCATCTGCGCAAACTGGGATGTCTTATCACGCAGCACCCGCCGACATTGCGACAGAGCACTACGCGCAGAAATGAGTACATCAACTACCCGTTCCGTGCGATCTACGCACGATTCCAGCACCCCTACGGCTTCGCCAATGTCCGCCCATTCGGCGCTGGTCTTGGCGCCCTTGGTCTCGGCCAGCGTTCGCAGCACGCCAATCGCCCATCGGGCATCTCTGCCCATTGTCATATCCCCCTGTTGAATTGCAGGAAACTCATGTCGGTGTTCCGCCGACCCTTGTACTTTAGATAGTGCTTGTATGGAACGCGAGTGTGTTTGGACAGGACGAACCCGTGATGGCGAAATAGCTCAACGTACTCATCCAGTTCTCGGTTGTAGACCGGCGGCATGCCGCTTTTGCGCCGCCACTCTCTGCCCAATATTTCGCTCACCAATACCCTGTCCCACGCCGCCCGACAAGCCCGCCCAACGAACTCATTGATCAGGTCATCTGGGATGTGCAACAGGACCGTATGCAACAGCACAGCGAAATGCATCGGGTAGTAATCGAGATAGTGAACCAACCGGAATGTATAACCTGGGTGTTTGTCGCGTGCCATTTGGATGCAGGTGGGATTGATGTCCACGCCCGTATAACGGTGCTTGCAAAATGCACCGCTCAATCGACCATCCCCACAGCCAATCTCCAAAACCGTGTTACAGTCGGCCAGCTTACGCCGCAGCAAACCCAAAAGATCAAACCCGCCAGGAAATTCGTCGCCACCACCGTGCTGCTTGGGCCGTAGAAAATTATGGCCCCGCGTTCGCCAAAATTGCTCGTCCGGGTTCATTTCAGGCGGATGGTGCGATCCACGGGGGCCAGTACGACATCACGGCGACCACGCTCTACCACATGGTAGTCCAAGTCCTTCAGCGCGGCCTCTGACCAACGCGATGGATACCCGTAGGGTACAGACAGCCCCTTGTCCTCTACCATGATTACGGGGCGGAAACGCGCAATCGTATCCCGTGCGCCCCGTAATGCCACGGGTTCGTATCCCTCAATGTCCAGTTGAATCAAATCACAACGTGACAGTCCCAAGTCATCAATCCGCAGTACGGGGTACAGCCCGTCGTTGTCCACGTCCACGGCTACGGCACCCATGTTCCGGCGGCCATGCACGTATTTCAAACCCACCGGGTGGCTCCGATCACCGACTGCCGCCTGTAGCTTGATGATATTGGGCTCGGGACAGTTGTTGACCAAACAGTGAAAGTTGTCGGGGTCCGGCTCGAATGTGTAGACGACCCGGAAGTGTTCCGCAAATTTCTTGGGCCATACACCCGTGTTCCCGCCCGCCTGTACGGCGGTCTCCATGTGACGGCAATGTTTGAGCGCCAATGGAATCTCGTCCGACCAACTGAAAATGACCGCCGCACAGTCCACATCTTCAGCGGGCCACAGAAAGCCCTTCACATCTTTGTATTCAGACATTGGACCCTACAAACCGTTCGCCGCTATATTCATCCCCACGCCCGAGCATATCGCAGTACAGTCTCTCGTAGCGTTCGGCCATCATCGATGGGTTCCAATGACTCTCCATAAACCGACGCGAACGCACACGTAGGCGAGCTACGTCCAACGGGTTTTCCGCCAAGTTGACCAGCGTCCCCTCTAGCCCGGCCATGTCCGTGCTGACCCAGGGGATTTGGTCATCATCTATGTCGAGATAGTGCCGGAGAAACTGCCGCGCATAGTCGTTGATATTGGCGATCACGCAGGCACCCTGCGATAGCGATTCAAGCGATGCACGGTGGAAGTTCCCGGTAACAACCTCATCGATGACCACGTGCGCCAATCGTTTCCGTTCCAGCGTCTCCCAGAGCGGCGTCTTCTCAATCAGGTCGTATGTCAGCACCCCCTTGCCCGCCAGTTTCTCCAATACCCGCATTGTGCCATCAAACCCCTTGTCATGCAGCCCACCGAGATTGCGGGCACTCGGGGCATACGCGACATGCATTTTCTTGTGCGGTTCCGGTGCCATGAATACGCGACGTGCACTCCAACCGTGTGGACAGAAACGGTCATCGTAGATCGGGATAATGTTGGGTAGTAGCACGTACTCCATGTCTGGCTGTTTTTGTTCGTACTCCCTTACCCACGCTGGCTGGGCTATGATCGCCTCTCGCACATTGTCAGAAAGCTTGGTGGGCAATCGTGCCGATGGCGGGTACTGGTGATGTTGCACGACCAGCGGTTTCCGGCGGGCCGCCTTCATTAAACCAACGCGGGTAGGTAGGTAATTATGGCAATGAACGATGTCCGCACCTTCAAGCACCTTGGCGAGCATGTGCAGGTTGTTGTTGCGCACTAATAGCCCATGCGGATAGGTGCGTGCGCCGTACCCAGTCTTGTGCTGTATCGTATGCGACCAGATGGTCGTATAGTCATTGAGGGCTCGGCTGGTGAAAAACGGTGAACCGGCAACTGGCGTGTTGCTATAGTGGACGACCTTGATAAGGGACATCAACCTTCGATCCATGCGATTTTGGCCAACAGCAACTGCTCGATAGCAGCACTCGGTGTGTCGCCGTGCGCCGCCACGAATCCTTCTACACCTGCTACTGTCGCCTCATCCAACGCCAATGCAACCCACGCTTTGTTCTCGGGCGAGAACACCACGAGCAAGGGGTCACTAAAGTCCGGTATCACTTCCTTGAGTCGCATCACCAACTCCACACTTTGAAATAAAAACCCATGTGCAGACCATACAGTACCACTAGCGCCAGCCAGAAATTCAGCCAGTCACCGCCCCACGCAAACGCGAACAACCACGGCACCTGGTAGTTCAACCAGTCCTTCACGTTGTCCGGTGATGGCCTGTATCCGTAGTTGGCGATCCGCGACTGTAGGATACGGACACGCTGGCTGTGCGTGACGACGATGCCGCCGAAGTAGATGTCCATCCCTTCGAGTACGGTAGCCATCGCAGTACAGCCAAGGAAGAACGCGAGTGACAAGCCCCAGCCCGTCAGCCACCAGATCGCCAACGATGCAACTGTCGAAATGACCGCATGGCCGAGATCGTGGATCAGCGGCCAACGCCGAAACAGGTAGATGTCACCCATCGGACCCCCCCGACAATAGCTCTTTCTTGTGTTTCTCGTACCACTTGTCCACGTTGTCGCAGTGGTACTGGTATTTTCGTCGCAGCGCCTCTAGTGCTTCCCAGTCGGCCAGCATCGCGTCTTCCAGTACGACCCGTTCACGCAGGGCATAGCTCTTGTAATACTCGCCAGCCAGCACCGTGCCATAGTATTTGGTCTTTGTCTCACGCTCCACTTCGTACAAAACGAAATCACCGCCCGTGTCCTCGATTATGACCAACCTCTTCATACCACAGATCGTCCTCCCCCATCGGCTCTATGATCACATTGGGAATGTGCGGCTTCGGCTGTAGGCTGATCCACCATGCCAAACCCAATAACCCCATCGCGCCCAGCACCACCAGTGTCTTCAAAAAGTCTCTCATGGCTCAATCGGGTCCGGTTCCGGTTTTCTGCGTGTCTTCCGCTGGATTACATCTACCAGTCGTGGGTCGAGTACCACCAGATCGTTGGCGATCCATGGTCGCCAGTCGTTGGCGTGTCTTACCTTCATCTTGTCGCGGAGAAGGTCGGACAGGTAATTCACGCCGATCCGTCGCTCCCCCTGATCGTACTTTGCCTGCGCTACACGCAACATCCAGTGCAGTGCCCGTAAGCCCTCATCGCTTTCGCGCCACTTCACATAGGCATCCGGCGCCTTGTCCGCCCTACTGAACGGCCTGGCATCGGGGCCGGTCGGCGGCGATGGTGGCCACGGGATGGCTGCCACATCGTCCTTTTCGGCCTTTTCGGCGCACTCGCAGCACAGGTCTTCCTTGGGACCGCAGGGGTATGTCTTGCCGCACCCATCACACAATTTATCGAGGTTCCGCTGGCGGCGACAATTCTGCTTGGGGCATGTTTTCATCGGCTTGATCATGGCGAGTGCGTTGGTTTGCGGGGTGGGTATTCGAGGCGCCTGGTCGTCGATGACAGGTTCAACATTTTGGCAATCCTTGGGGTCTCCACTTGTGGTACAAAAGGCCCGTTTCGGATAACGGTAATATAACGGTATGGCCCAGATGACACAATATTGCCGTAACGTGGGCTCTATGCCCAAATTATATATAGGGGTAACGGTTACCTAGCCAACAACCAAGGGGAAGGGACGATGAAGGGTGAGCTATTAGAGCGGGGATTCCTTGGCAGGGCGCGTCCGTGGTTTGCTTGGGCCGCCATCTTCGGGCTTGTCATGGTCGTGATCCCGAACGTCGCCGCACACTATAACAAACAACTGGACAGCTATCTCTCGAATGCCGAGTGGGCGCGGAAGATGGGCATCCTCGATCTGGGGCAG